CCTAGTATGTAATTTATGTGTTGGCCTTTTATCCACCCTTTTATTTTGTTATTTCTAGTTGCGATCCGTGTTGTCCCACCACACCCGCATTGGCAATAACCTTCTGCAATTTCCAACTTGAGCGATTTCATTGCAAGTCCTTTACCTGTACATGAAGTGCCTTGGCTATTGCTTTAGCATTGTTTAAGTGAACGCCCTTGCCGGACTCGATTCGGTTGATAGTCCGACCCGTCAGCCCCGTTTTTGCGGCCAACTGCTCTTGGGATAAATTGTTCTGCTTTCTTAATTCTGCGAGTTTGGTCAGTACCATTGTTTTCCTCCTGTGATGCGAAATTATCAACATTGAGATTATATGTCAAGAAAAATTTATGTAAATATCCCCTTGCAATTTTATTTTTTCGGGTTTATGGTAGCGCCATGTTCAGCCAACAGGAAACATCAATGGGAGGTGTCACATGCAACCAGGGGGGGGAAAGCCCTCCGCAACAGGGGAAGGGCGGATAACAACTATCGCCCTTTTTCTGCAAAATCTTACTTGACATTAATTATTTTTCTGCTACCTTGCGGCAAAATTGAATATCAACCGCTGGTCGAGAGCGTGTTAAAACTTGGTGATGGCTCCTAGTTGAGCCAGATCCCGTAAGCCTGTCAGGATGCTCGACCCATCTTGGCAGGCTTTCGTTATTTCAGCCGATGGCAAAAAGGGATGGGAATGGGGCCACAATGCGAAGATGGCTATACCAAAATTGCTAATGAGCTGCTTGAAGCTTTGTGCCGTTTTAGAATATCTGGAGAATCAATGCAGGTTTTTTTGACAATTTTACGCAAGACTTATGGTTTTGGTAAGAAGTCCGACATGATCGCTTTGAGCCAATTTGCAGAAGCAACCGGCATTGGAAAGCCAAATGTAGTAAGGGCGCTCAGACAACTGTCTACTCTCAACCTGATATTGGTTGAAAAGGGTTCGGTCATATCTTACGGGATTAACAAACACCATGAAACCTGGATCAGGGAAAAGCGAGAAAAAATACGTCCGTCTTTACCTAAACCTGTTATCAAAATTGATAACGATATTGTCAAAAACGATAACGATAGCGTTATCAAAATTGACAACGCGTCGTTGTCAGAAACGATAATAAACGTTATCGAAATTGATAACAAACCGTTGTCAAAATTGACACCCACAAAAGAAAGGAAAGAAAAGAAAGAAACTACTACAAAAGAAAAAGTAAATCTTCTTGAAATATGTGAAGCATGGAAAGCGTTTGTGGAAATGCGTAAATCAATCAAGAAGCAGATGACTGAATATGCCATGCGTCTCAGAGTTAAAGAACTATTCCGTTTATACGAACAGGGATACGACCCCATAGAAGTTTTAAATCAATCTACCGCTAGTAATTATCAAGATTTATACCCAACAAAGGAGAAGACAAATGGACGCCGAGACGAAGGAACTGGAACTCCAAAAGAAAATCAAAGAAGGCCAGGATTTATTGAAGCAAACGGCCCTGACGCTGATTGGCTCGGAACTGGCCAACAACCCCCCCTCTTGTGACCGCTGTGGGGGGGAAATGTCGTGGAGCGGGAAACTGGATGGATGGTGCTGTGTAGCTTGCTATGAAAGACAGCAAGCTCACGAAGCGTCCCGCCTTGCAAAAGCCAGGAAGCGTATGCTGGAACAGTCTGGTATCGGGGAACGATTTATTGGCATGACTTTTAGCAATTACATTCCGGAGAATCTAGCTGCTGAAAAAATATTGGGAGCTTGTAAGGACTACGTTGACAAATTTAGTCCAGGGTCAGATTCGTATCTTATTTTTATAGGTTCGCCGGGTACTGGTAAAAATATGTTAGCCGCTATTATTGGGCAAGAAATTATCAAGAAAGATTTTCATGTGGTTCATACAACTGCAATCAAATGTGTGCGGCAAATAAAAGATTCTTGGCGTGGTAAGGAAAATTCTGAACAGGATGTTATAGATTCTTTTGTGAGGCCCGATTTGTTGATAATCGATGAGGTAGGTGTGCAGTTTGGTACGCCTACAGAGCAGCTATTTCTTACTGAAATCATTAACGACAGATACGAGCGCAAAAAACCGATGATCCTTATTTCCAACTGTACGTTAAAGCAGTTGGAAGATTTAATGGGAGCGCGTGCTATAGACAGGTTCCATGAAAGCAATAGCCAGATATTTGTTTTTAACTGGAACAGCTACAGGCGCAAATCCAAATGAACGACCGCAAACTACCACCGCAAGCCATAGAGGGCGAAGTCTCGATCCTTGGGGCCATATTTCTTGACAACTCTTGCATCCGTAAAGTCTCCGGAATCATCGACGCAATGGACTTTTACCGTGAATCGCATCGAAAAATATTCAGAGCGATGCTTCATCATCAGTCCAAAGGAATTCCTATCGATCTCGTAACACTCAGCAACACGTTGAAGGATCGTGATGAGCTGGAAGAAGTCGGCGGGGCATCCTATCTGGTCCAGCTTGTCGATTACGTCCCGACTTCAGCCAACGTCGAGTATTACTGTAAGATGGTCAAAGAAGCATCGGTGCGCCGGCAGATGATCTTGTACGGCGAGAAGATAAGCGAGATGGCCTATGAAAGCGAGTCGGTAGGCGAGATCATCCCTGAAGCGAAGTCAGGTTTGTCTGAAATCACGGCAAACATGGATTCGTTTGGCGGTGTTTCCCTGCAAGACCTTTCCACCTTCGACTCTCGTATGGCGAATTACGAACGGCGCGTCAAGACAATCGACCAAGACAGGTTCATCACTGAATACGCACTGCTGGACAGGAAAATCAGAGGGGTAGCGCCTGGGGAAGTGATGACCATAGTTGCAGAGCCGGGAGGGTTCAAGACTGCGTTTCTGCAAAACCTTCTCAAGCGTGGGGCAAAACGGACGAGCAAACATGCGCTGTTTTTTTCAATGGAGATGCCTGACGACAAGATATTTGAACGGGAAATCCAGATTGATTGCGGTGTTTCAGGGTGGGATGTGGAGTGTCATTTCAAGGGTGGCGGTAGGTATGCGATAGACCAGAAAAACATCGCTGCCGGCCATAACGGGCTGATTGTCTGTTCGAAACCGCGTCTTTCGCTGGAACAAATGGAGCGGTATGTTGATCTGACACGACAGAAATTTGGCGAAGTGGTGGCCCTTGGGATTGACTTTATCCAACTCATGCCGGGACCGCCTGGGACTAGCAAAATATTTGACAGGATCGAGCACAACGCTTATGGAGCAAAAACTATGGCGAAGGCGCTCAACGTCCCGGTGATTCTTCTGTCGCAGATTAACGTATTAGGACGTAAGGAAAAGCAGGGTATCAATTTCAGCGATGCGAAAGGCGGCGGGGCTATAGAAGAAGCTGCCGACATAGGACTTGGTTTCTACCATGATAAGAGCGGCGTCCTGGTTTGTGAAGGGCTGAAGAATCGCAATGGGCCGCGAGGTTGGAAACTTGAAGCAGAGATCAACCGGGTTACGTTTCAGTTTATCGACTTCACTCTTTACGAGGAACGGAAGGGCAAGGCTAAAGGGGAGGATGACGGATGTCCGTACTAATGAAGGGGAGGGAGCAATTATGGGATTGAAACAGCATATTGGCTTTCTGGTGATATTGGCCGTCATGATGTTTATAGCTTGGCTGTTTGACATTAATAACGTCCAGAATAAGTATGATTGGACTGTCCCGTTCGTATCTGCGTTCATGGTTTGGTTGATAGCTGAAGTATTGTACTGGCTGTTCTATTATTTTTTTATCGTTTGACCTTCAAGGAGACGTATGCAAACGCTCAACCTACTCAACGACACCATTCTCGTCTGTAATTCCGGTGAAGTGCGTCAGGTCTGGACCGATCAGCCGAACGAGCACAAGTATCGCGTCTGGACGGAGCAGGAAGTGAGACTCGCGACCTTACTTGACGAAAAGGATCTCTTGGAAATCGTCAAACGGAAGAAATCGCCAAAAGGGTTTGTGTTTAAAGGTCAGGTATAGGGCAGGGACGAACGAGGCTAAGGCAGGAATTGATTTTGAGACAGGGTGAATGGTTGTGGTAGGGTCGGCAAAGGCAAACGTGTTATAACGCAAATTTGGAAGAAATTGAAATCGAAAGGAGGGAGTGATGGATGATGCGGAGATTTGCCCTTATAAAGATGCGAAATATTGCACTAGACCGCACGTACACGCCAACGTGCGTCATTGCCGATGGGCGGCGAGGGTTCGGCACAAGTCGCAGTGGGGTGGGTCGTTGGTGAGATGCTGGAAGGGGAAGAAATTATAACGGTTTGAAATAACCGGCGAAGCGCAGCAAAGACCGAGTTGATTGTTTGGTTATAGCCCGTTTTCGCCACGGAGAGGCGGCATGATTAAGGCACCGTGGACAACAGCGCAAATCGAAAATCTAAGGAAACGGCAAGCAGAACCAACATTGCACTCCTATACCTGCGACGACTGCGGGAATGATCTGTACCCGACAGAGCAAGGATGGGAGTGTTACACAGATGGATGCAACTACACTCAGGATTGGGCACACACTTCGGACGTGACCGGAGAGTTTCAATCACTAGTGGATTTCAGGAAGCACCTGGACAGCAAAATAGACGCATCACTGGAAGGGATATAACAATGATTACCCTGCCATATCAGCCGTGATAACTGGATAATTAGCGACAAAGGCAGAAATACAATGACCGTGCCAAACCTTTACAAACGCTGCGACAACCCCCCCTGCCACGAACTAGCCCCATACCCTGACCCGTACTGTTGCCCACGGTGCAAGAAGAACCACCAGAGCAGGATGTATCACTTGCGGCACTTTGGCCCAACGCGTCAGGAAAAGGTAACGTGGCAAAGCAAGCGCCAACGAGTGATGACGGACGCGGAACAGGAGCAGATTAACTTGACAGCAACACGGGCGATGGCGGCGAGGATGAAGCAGCCGCTTGATAAACTGGCAGCGCGGAGATGTGGCGCTCTTTGGTAAAACGTGACCGGCTAATTGGGGAGAGATATGAGCCAACAGGACTTGATTGAAATGTGCAACGACGCGATAACTGAAAGGCCGTCGCCTGGAATTACGGCTTAAACGAGATCCACCGGCTGATATGCCGAAAGGATTTTTGCTTGAAGAAGACAAAGGGAAGGGGAGGCTTTATGAGTTTAACCCCTGGAAGGTTAAGGCGTGGGCGGAGGGGAAGTAAAAAAGAGGCCGGGAAATTAATCTCGGCCTCTGTGCGTTAATCCTTGTGGCAAGCTGTAATGCAACTTTCTGGCTCTCCGTATTTACTGATGACTATCCCTTCATGCAACACCTTGGCTTCTTCTGGTGGCCTTACTAGCAGCGCGGCAAATATCGCCAGTGCTATCAAGCTTCCGATCAGCGTCCTCTTCTCCCGTCTCCTCATGTCTTACCCTCCTTGTGATGTAATACACAGTCTCAGCTAAAATATAGGCCATTCCTATCAGTAGTAGATGAGACTGAATCCAGTTGATGATCTTCAAAATTCCCCCCTTAATCTCGCGGCACATATCGCGGCGGTGATGTCTTCTTTCGTGTGACCGGCAGCTATTAAGGCTTTCTGTTGCCAGTTTTTGACCTTGATTTCGCATGAGTAGACGATTTTCTGAAGCTTCAGGTATTGCGTGTCAACGGCCATGAGATAAACGCGCCTGGTTGTGACTTTGTTTGTCCGCACCTGTATAAGCTGATAAATGTGACCGGCGAATCGTAACAGGGGGCGCTCCTTTGACCATAGAATCGGAATGGTCGTGACGCATTTCGGGTTGACTGCTCCGAGTTCCAGGCAAGCGTAGGGCTGTGTGCGTTTCTGTTTCTTCATTTCTCTTCCTCGTTCAAACTCTCGATGATGACTTGCTCTGCTTCTTCGAGGGTATAGTTACAGATGGGGCAATGATTTCTGAATGTCCAGACATGGCAGAGAGGACAACTATGCCCCTGCTTCCGCTTCACATATGGATTTTGCATACTTTGCATAGTGCTTCGCCCCCCCGCGTTTCAAATAATTCAGACGATGCGCGTTGCAGTCCAGGGTTACAGATCGCGGCAAATAAACCTTTGGCCTCGGTCTGTCTCCAATAGTGGTAAACCCTGGCGCTTTCCCTGACTTTGGCTTTGAATTTTGGCGGTAGTTTCATGGTTCCCTCCCCTTTTTTGAAAGTGTAGAATATTCTTGTCAAGCAAAATATTCACACGCATTTTTAAGTTAGAACTAGAACTGTGGCAGCTTCAGATGGTGTAGAATATTCTACACATCATTTTTATTGGAAACGTGTGCTATAGTCTTAATTGTAAGGCCGTCAGATAGCGTCAGTCTTCTGACGTGCTGCAATGTTTAGCGATGCCAGTTAATCAAGACCTTGGTGAGAGGATAAGCATTTCCTCTCCCCAATACCCCTCTACCCTTCCGAGTTCTCAAGGGTAAAACCAATCAACCAAAATCGTGACCGGCGATTTGCTCAAACCATGTCACCGTCTTCATCGAAAAGATAATCTGCCCCCTCGAAATACTCCGTCAAATGCTCGTTGCTTGTCAAATAATCGTGCTCCTTCTCAAGCGTCCGGTAGATCCCGCACATCTCTCGTTTAAAAATATCCTCGGCCTCTTGTGCAAGCCTATGGATTTCATCGTCGGCATGGTCAAGCAAGTTGATTGCCTTGAAAGCGTGATACCTTAGATCATCCTGGTCGTAGTCGATGAGATAGCGCCAGTCCTCGTAATCGTACTCAAAGGAACAGCGGTCGTGACTGCGGCTGTCACATTTGAAGCTAAAATAGAAACCGTCAATGTTTAACAGCTTGCGGATCGTGGCGAAGTCTTCAGCCTTGTAATATGCCTCAAGGAATTTAGGCAAGTCTTCAATGTAACCGTCGAAACTTGCGCCGTCTCCTTGGCAACAGAAGCCACTGAACCACATATCATTAACGTGGATGCCCTTCTCTTCCATATCGGCCTTAAACT